GCCGCTCAACGAGGAAGCGTGCGGCAGCCTCGGCGCCCGAGAAGCTTTCGGGTACGCTTGTAGCTGCGCCAGTATCGGCGGAAGGTGCTGCGGTTTCCATATTTTGGATTATCCGGTGAGCTAGTAGCGGAAAGGTTTCGTTACTTTTCCGGTTGCGATATACTCAGGAGACGCAGGGAGAATTTTCGATGAACGACATGGTTGAGCGCGTAGCACGGGCGATGGCGGCAGCGATCGTCAGTCAAGTCAGGTCCGGCGCTACATTCGAGGAAACCCCCAATCTTCATATCTGCGACGAAGATAGCAATTCGTTTTGGGAACTGATTCCTGTGGCTCGCGCCGCGATCGAGGCGATGCGCGAGCCAACCGATGATACTCTTAAGGCCGCCGCCCTCGTGTGGGACGAGGATTGGTGCACCGAAACCAATGCGTTGAACATGTGGAATAAGATGATCGAATCCGCCCTCACCTGATCTCCGGCCACGTCTTCTTGCGCTCGGCCGTTTCAGCCAGCCGGCGCAGATCGGCCGCAGCCAGGTTGCCATCCGCCAGCACCTTTCCAAGATGCTCACGGATCTTGCCGATGATGTTGATGGCGAGGAATAGCTTTTCCCGGCCGGACACATCCTCGATGTTGGTGAAGCGCCACGCCTCGATGTATTTGGCCTCCAGCGAGGTCAGGCTTTCCTCGAGCAGTTCGTTTTCAAGCAGTTCCTTGGCCTTGATGCCGCGTGCGGCGGCGAGTCGGGCCTTGTGCTCATCAATTTCCATGCGATCCGGTCACCGTGCTCACCAGCTCGTAACCGCCGGCGGAAGCAAGCGCGCGATCGGCGCCTTCCTCATTTTGAGCCAGCCAGCGCTCACCATCCCAAATCTTCTGGATCGTCTGCATTTTGGCGGTCCATACGCCCGACAACCCCGGATGAGGAACCGCCTCCATAACGCCCGTGGCGAACTCCCTTACTTCACCGACTGCAAAGCTCATTCTTTCTTCTCCGGTTGCTGGCTCATCTGCTCTTGCCGCTGCTGATGCGCCTGCGCGCCCTGAACCATCGCCGTATCGTGCTTGTGGGCATGAGCGATGATGCCGGCGACGTCGCTGGCTAGATCCAGCTTGTGGCGCGCGTTGGCGTGACCCTCGGCGTGATCGGCGGCGCGGGCCTTCAGGTTGGCATCCAGCGCTTTGAGCTTGGCGTCCATCTCGGCCTTGAACGCGGCCAGTTGCGCCTCAAGCTGGGTTTCCATCTGCTTGAGCTGCGAGCGCTGCGCCTGCTCCTGCATGGTGGCCTGAGACTGAGCCTGGATGGCCTGCGTCTTCGGGTCAGGCTTGGGCGGCGGCGGCGGGTTGAGCAGTTGCCCGGTCTGCGGGTCCTTCGCGCTCGGGTCCTTGAAGAACCGATTGGCGTTCCTGTGGCCCATGATCTTGGTGAGTTCTTCGGCAGTGTGATAGAGCTCATCATCGCTGACGATGTTGGTTTTTCCGGCCGCAACCAACTTTTCCTGGACCCCTGCGATGGCCATGGTCTGCGCGAACTGTTGCGCCTTGCCGCCGGTGCCGAGCCCGACGTTGATGGTCATGTGATCGCGGGTCTTCCACTCGCGCGGGTCGACATCGATCCACTTCTGGCGAAGCTGGACGGTTTCTTTCTGCTGGCCGTGCTTGCGGATCGTGGCGTGGAGCAGCGAGAAGATGTCGCGGACGCCTTCGGCCATGACGCGGGCGAGGAGCTTCACGCGCATCTGCGAGGCGCTGAAAACCTGCGCAACGGCGGTCGCGGACTGATTTTGCAACGCGTTGGCGTCGATACCCTGCGCCTGCTTGGCAAGGCCGGTGCGGGTTTCCAGCTCTGAATCGAGGTATTGCATAGCCGGGAGAACGGCCGGCGTGATGTCCGGCGTGGTGTGCCAGTTGAGCAATTGCCCCTGCTTGGTGCGCACGATCCCGCCAGGCCGGGAGACAAGCAAATCGTCCAGCGTATTCGGGCCAGCGGCAGCCTCAGGCACTTCCACGCGCGGATTAAGATGCAAATACAGGCTGTCCAGCGCGCCGCGCTTCATCGCGGTTTTCTCGCGCTGCACGGGCATCACGATATCCGCGATAGACCGGCCAAAGAACCGATGCGTCATCGGAATCGGCGTAGCGCAGGCGAATGGTGAAGCATCAAACGGCGTGATGCACTTCTTGCCGTCTTTTTTGAGGATTTCGCCGCGCTCGCCGCCGGTGATGACCTGATATAGGCATGGCTTGCCGCGGCCTTCGTAGTCGAGGCGGATATAATGCTCGGTGACACGGATATAGCGCGCGGCGGAATTGAGATTAGATGCCGAGAACATATGTTCCTGCACCGTATCCCGCTGCATCGTCTCAACATCGGTCATGCCGGTGTAGGCCTGAAGGTTGTTGATCTGCTCTTCGTCGTAGCCTTCGGCGATCAGTTGGGATTGCGTCTTGGTGACCACCTCGTGGAAGCAGTAATTGGCCTCCTGGATCGTGCGGGCGCCGCGCTCGATGCCGAATTCTTCAGGTGGAACTCCCATGAGGCGGGCGCGGGCGAGCTTGCGCGTGGTGCGCACGGTCACATCATGGAATGTCGGCGCGGGTTGCGCGGCCGGAACGGGCAATTGTGCGGGTGCGCCAGCCATCAGGTCAAATCCAGATCGTCGATGCCGCCGGGCAGGTACAGGCCAAGCCCGCGCATGGCGATTTCCCAGGCTGAAAGCTCTTGCTGCTCGATGTGGGCGCGGCTGCGCTCGGCTTCCATGCGCTTTTCCAGCGCTTGATTGGCCGTTCTACGGGCGCGGGCCTCGCGGAAATCAACTTCGATCACGTCGCCCATCAGCTTGTGGCCTCCGTCTCGGCCGGGCTCGCATCGCCTTCGTGCTGGGTGTGCTCGATGATCTCCAACTGCCCATCCGATTGCTGGACAGCCATCGCCAGGAGCGCAAACTGGTCATCGGTCAAATCATAGAACGTGTCCCGCTGCTCTTCCTCGCGCTCTTCCCAGAACACCTTGACGATGCCAACCTTTGACAGCAGCGCATCCTTCAGGAAGGAATAAAGCACCATGAAGCCGGGATTCTGCTGCATGAAGACGTGGTTGACGTAATCGGTCTCTTGCGCTGCGGCGTCTTCGTCATCCGGCCCAACGGGCTCGAAGCGGACCACCTCGTCGGATCCAGCGAAGATGTCCATGAGCTGGGGCATCAGTCCTTCGATGGTGTCGGCAACGTCGGTCGAGACAGCGCGGGAGCGGCCCTGTTCGGCCGGCATATCGCCGTCCATCTCGCCGAGGTAATAGTCCATCGCCCGGGCGCGCTCTTCCATGAGCGTGCCGGACGACATGGAAGCCAGCGCATCGGCGCGGGAGGCGCCGACGAGAGCTTGAACCTCGTCGTCTTCCATCTTCTTTGGCTTAGCCATCACCCTACAATCGCCGCAGAGCGGTTGCGGAGTTGTTTCAGGCGGCGATCGGGACAGGCTTGCGCAGCTTCACCTCGATCTCGCCGGCGCAGATTTTCAGGCCGTGGAGCTTCGAGATCAGGAGCTTGGCGCGGTCCATGTCGGCGGGGACACGCCAGAGCGCATCCTTGATCTGGAGCCTGGTCGCGGCGATCTCAGCGCCGATGCGCTGGAACGAGTGAACCGGCGGTCTCATCATCTCCATCCACGATCCCCATAATTGATCTTCCGGCCGAAATTGGCCGACTGCGAAGGCGGTTCGTAACAGCACGCCATCAGGCCGAAAGCATCCGCCGAATGGCTTGACCAATCGTGCGTGGGGCCGAGTCCGATGCTGCGCTTCTCGTCTTTGCGCTCGTGGTAGAAGCCAAGGGCTTGGCGGCCTGCCTCGGTTTTGTCGCGGTCAAAGCGGAATTTTGGGGCCAGCCGCCGAACTGCTTCGATACGAATAGACGCCGCACCGCGCCCCTGCTGGGGGATCACGCGCGTCTTGAATCCGGCATCTTGGAAATGATGCTCATACCGCTTGCCAACGTCACTGACGCTATCGACCCGCCCGCCATCGTGCGGCAAGACGATCTCGACGCCTTCGTAGCCGTTGTCACGTAACCATTTCACGTGAAACGCGATCGATTGGCCTACGGTTTCGTAGTGGTTCAGCACCCGGATTTCGTCATCGACAAACTGCACCATCCAGAAGACGAACGCATCGCTTTGTGCGCCATTACCACCGATGTCGGCATAGGCCCGGATCGGGAGCAACGGATCGGCTGACAGGTTCGGGATGATGCGGCCGGATAGCTTGGCCTGAGTAAGCAGAGACGCAAAATAGGCCCCTTCAAATGCTTGGGCATATTCGCCCTCGTATGTATGGGGATAGCGGTCTGGGTATCGCTCGAGTTCGAGCTTGCGCTCGGCTTCCGCAGCCTCGTTCCAGAACGGATTGTCGCGCCAGTTGGCCTGCACCACGATCGCGCCAGTCGGCGCGCCCATCGGCCCGCGAAAGAAATCGTCAATAGCGTCAGATTTCCGGGTCGGGTTCCAGCTCGCCCACAACTCGGCGCCTTGCCAGCGGTGGATGGTCGGACGAAGCAGCGACAGCGACCTGGCAGATAGCGACTGCGCCTCGTCGATCCAGCCGCGCTTGACGCCCTCCAGCGATTTGATCGACTCGGCCGTGTGATCGGTCATGCCTGTAAAGGTGATCACGCCATCGCGGGGCGTCTCGATGCGGTCCTTCCATATCTTGAAGCCATCCGCCTCGCCGAGCCCGAGCGCTGAAATCTTGTCGGCAATGATCTGTTTCGAGGAACCAGCGAGCGTCTTCTGGACTTCTCTGATGCAGACCATGCGCATGCCTTCGCCGTGGTCGCCTGGGAAGCGCATGGCATCTTCAACAGCGAGGCCCCCGAAGAAATGGCTCTTGCCGCTACCGCGTCCGCCGTGCGCGCCCTTGTACGGCGCCGGATCGAGCAGCCGCCGAAACACTTTCGCCGTGGGCAGGCGCAGGACGGTCATGCAAAGATTTTTTCATCCGTGCGCACGGACAGATTTTTTTTATATTTCCCCCAGCGCGCTTCATTGAGTTGCCGGGCAATGGCAGAGCGCTCTTCTGCCGACACGTTGCGCCAGCGAAGATCAGCCAGCACCTTGCCGATCGACTCCTTCTCGCCGCCGATCACCGCCCGCAGTTTCGCCTTCTCGCCCGCCTCCATCCACCAGCCTTCGCCAAACTTCGTCTGGATGATGATGTCGTGCCCGCCCTCCTTCAGCGCCTTGCGGAGCTTCGATAGCTGCACGTCGAGCATCTTCTCGTTCGGCCATTCCGATTCCGGCCGGCCCTCATAGAGCACGGTGTAAAGACCGTCTCTCGTGACAAATTCCCGCGCGAAGAACATCCCGAGCATTTGCGCGTGAAGCGGCTCGATCCCGAATGCGTCACGGATCCTGCCGACTGTCGAACGATCGACGCCCAAGAGGGCCTCATATTGCTCCAGGCGGTCGTGGAGCGCTTGAATGTCCTTCCCCGTCATTCTGCCCCCGCAGATTGGATTACGCGCCCATCCAGTATCGAAACCACCAGCCGAGCACTTTAGGGAGAAACCATGCCAATGGCGGAACGACGATCGTCAAGCCAACGACTAAACATGCAACTGCGGCCAGCCCTGCGACACCAGGCCCCCACGGGCTATCTGGTCCAAGATAGTTCAATAGCTTCATTGTCCCTCCGGCTCGACGATGACGCGTTCGATGCGCGCGATGACCTTCAGCGGATTGTCCTCGTCATCCCCGCCGGTGAGCGGTTGCGCTGCCTTGCCCCAGCCTCGATCGAGCAATGCTTGAGCGGCCGAGACGCGCGCCGCCGCTGGGTGCGATTCCGATTTCATGATGCCTGCCAATACGTTGACGGCTTTGCTGGTGTGCTTGCGCGCCAAAGATCGGATATCGATAGGAGCTTTCGCCATTTAGCAGCTTTGAGGGTGTGGCTTATTTGCCGAGTTTCTTGTAGGCCGCGGCCCTGATCTTCTGCGCCTCGGCGAGGGTCAGGTTCTTGGCCTTGGGGAGGTCCTGGAGCGCCGTACGGGCGTGGGCCTTGTCGTTGATGGGAAACGATCGGCCGGGTCCCTTGAAGTCTTTCGCGGGAAGCTTGGAGCGCTCTTTCGAGGTGAGGCGTGCCATCAGGCTCCTCCAACGATTTCATTCGAGATTTGGCCGACGGTCGCAAGCAGGTCGTCAGCCTCGCTGCCTACCTTGTCGCCGAGC